AGATGTCCATCAATTTCTCGTCTTGTTGTATCGACTTTATTTTATCAAGTTGATTATCTAGACTTTTTCGATGTTCTGCGAGTTGCTGGTCACGCTCGGTATATGACTTTTGCCACTTATCCTTGTTAGTATGATCATCCAAGGCTGCCAGAATTTGATCTTCTGTATACTCCTTGTCTCCGAACTTAAAGTTCTGAGGCACTACCTCTTTGGTCTGTTGTTCGTCTTTGGATTGCTCCGATCCTTTTGACTGGTCAACATTGTCCGTTAATGATGCACTTTGTTCAAGTGCCGGAGCCATTGTTAATTCTTCGCCTTTAACTTCTTTATAGTTATCGGCCGGTGTAAAACCTTGCTCAGTTAAAGCATTTATTTCATCTGAGCTTATTTTACTCACTACATTATCTACTGACATTTTCTCTCTCCATAGTTTCTTTTATTTTCCATTTTGTATCAAGCCTTTGCAGAAATTTTTTCTTTCGGCTCTTCAATTTCTATTGGTTTTTTCTGTGGTAATACAATTACACCCTTAACAGAATTGTCTGTATCCAAAGTCACAGTCTCTGCTTTTAATTGCGGTGCAATTCTATCCATCAATAGTTTCCAAGCATTAGGTTGTCTATCGTCAGTATCATCCATTGCGGCCGTAAAAATCTTATCGATCACATTGGGTACGGCTGGGTGCTTTCTAATCGCATCCCCCCAACCAGTTTTTGGTCTACCGCCTTTATTAATTCCGGTTTTCTTCGACACCTAATTGCCCTTGCATTTGTTGCGCTAACTCTGGATTAGCTTGTAATTGTTGAAATATTTCTTCTGGGTTGTTTCCCATGTCTGCCATACCTTGTTGTTGTTGCTCTTGCATAGCCATAGCCTCTTTTTGCTCTGCTAATTTCCGCAAAAGCCTCTCTTTACCCGGTAATTCCATATGTTCTAGGATATATTCTTGATCTGTTAAAGCACCCATTTGAGCTAGTTGTAAGATCTTATTTTCCAAAAATTGTCTGTTTTCTGGTAACATAGAGCCAGCTTTTGCCCTTACGGCCATTTTCCGGTCTTTAAAAGCAGCACCAATCACATCTCTCATTTCAGAAACTCCATCTGGGTCTACTACAGACACCCAGTGGATCTTGGTTCCTAAGTTTAAAAACATTTGTAACCACATCTGACCCAAGGTTTGTATTCCTTGATCTACAACCCGACTTTTAAATTCTATTTTAGTGCTTGCAGCTTGCTTCATAATTTGAGCTTGTACACCAGAAGTAACATTCGTATCCGATCTACCTTGAGAGCTCGGATTTATTCCAGAAACAATTTCAAATGCATCCATCATAGTCTGGTAAAAATTGAATACATATCCGGGTACACTAGCTGGGTTTTGCATATTAACTTGGCCCGGCCCTTTTTTACGAATGATAGATCCGGGTCTGTTGGTAATTTGCTCTGTAACTTGGCTGGTCTCATCTACTACCCACATTGGGTTAGCCGTAAGTGATATATTATCAAGTACTTGGCTTGTAATCTGATCCATAGCAAGATTTAGACCTTTTAATCTTTTTGGTTCTGGTTTACCCCAGAAGGAATGTGCGCTCCCATTGTTTTTTAAATGCACGAAGGGGAATGGATGAGGAAGACCATTATCACGATTAAAAAATGGATATTTGTATTTTCCATCATATAGGAGGACGTTATTGGCAATTGTGGTCATCTTCAACCTATCTGGTCTCTTGGGGTCGCGCATATAACACTCAATAAGAAGCGCACGAGGTTCCAATTCTTTCATAGCTTGCTCTTCGTCATCAACGACAAAATGAGCACCAGTATCTGTTTTGAGCTTGGCCCTACGAGAACTTTTATCGTTTGGGTCATACTCTTGATAAATTTTCATAGCTTCAAATGCGCCTAAGTTACTTTCTGGGGCTACATACATACCATTTTCATAGCGATCTCGGATCTTATGTAATGGCATTGGAGCTGCATAAATAACATAATCTGCATTTTCTAGCTTTGTTGCACTAGGATTTACATAGAATGCATAAGGATCTACCACATCGCAATCGGGCATATCATCTTCATTTCTAAAATGTACTTTTGCAATTCCCGTCCCATAGACTAAAAAGTCTAATAACCACTCTGGCATCATACTGGTCATGTCTCTTACCGTCCATAACTCATCTAAAACACCTTGCATTGTCTCTGCAACTAAGCGGTCTTCTTCTTCCTTGCCGTATGCAATTACATCTATTTTCGGTGGCCTAGTAGAAAGAATCGGGATCATTGTGTCAATTGCACTTGCAATCATATCAATAGTCATTTGATTCTTGTACTCGGGTAAATTAAAACTACCCCAGTGCTTTCCAGCATATAACTCTTCAGCTTCTCGCCAATGTTTCATAACGGTCTGCTTATTTTTACGAGATATATTAAACTTACGTTGAAGATCTTTTATTTTATCTTCATCCTCTTTTGGAGGGTTATAGCGAGGCACATTTTCTGCACCTACTGGAAATAGAGTTTCATCCATTAATAACCACCAGAGGATTTGCCTTTATTTGGTTGGCCACCAGTTAATTTTCTTTTCATTGCTTTAAGTTTTTTGCTTTTCTTTTTTTTCTTTTTATGCATTTTTCTTATCCCACAATTGAGTGTCTAATTCATAGCGAATTTTCATTCTTTCAATCATTGCAAAAATATCTTGCAAAGCCTTATCGAGGTCAGATCTGAATAATTTTTTATCATCATAATTGACATCGTCAAGTGCAATTTCTATCTTTTTCCACTTTTCATCAACCTCGTCATAGTAAGTTATTTCTAGCCAGTTACTAGGCTCTAATGGTGAGCTCATTTGTTTCTATTCTCTCTAGTTTTTCTAGTTCACGTATAACCCAGTTCTTAGCTGGGACTGGTTTATCTGGTCGACCAATATGAAATAATAGATAGCGAGTTGTATCTGCCAAATGATCTTCCATTTTTGTATCCACATCTTCTACTCGATGTTGATCGTGGCTTAAACTAGGAATCGTCCGAATCCAGTTCTGGCAATTTTCAAAAATGAATACTTTTGGTCTTCTAGTAATCTCTTTTTTATGAACATCCCCCTCCCAATGCATATAGGCCCTCATATTATTCCAGCCATTTATACGGTCGTTGTTTGCTTTTACAATTGGAATTCCCTTCATTAACATGATATCCGCAATAGAAAGCATACTTGGGAGCTTTTCATCTGGACGATTTGAGTTTTGAGGATTTCTTATCCACATAGCTGGATCACCAATAGTTAAATAAATATCCTCATCTCCAGATAGCTCATGTATTTTTGTTATATGATAGTCGAGCTGCTTTTCCTTTTCATAATGTTCACGATAAATAAATACATTTCCATCATAATCAACTGCTGCCCATATACAAGCAAAGTAGTTTGTATACCCATAGTCAATACATCGATATCTTCTCCAACCCTCTGGTATTTCAAAAGGCTCTAGTACATGAACATCTCTATTAAAATCTTTAAAGTACTGACCAGCGAAAGTATCCCAACTACCTTCTAACCAAGCTGATCTTAATTCATCTGGTAAACTTTCTAACATATCTAAGTACCCGGGATCAATATCTAAAAGAGTGGGATTGTCATATACTCTACTTGGAATAAATATTCTAGTATTACCCTTATGATCTGTGAATGTTTCTTTATACCCACAATCTACAAACCTAGATTTAACCCAATGATGTCCCGGCCCTCCGGGATTAGTAGTACAAAAGATCTGTACTTTTAAATCCTTCTGTGTCGTTCGAGCTGAAGATATAAGTCTCAAATACTTTTCCTCAGTATCAATCAGTGTAAGCTCTTCTATTCCCATTTTATGATACTCGTGACCTAAGAAGGCAGACCATGAGTTTTCATCAGAAAGATGACCCGTCCTTATTTTAGCACCACTAGGAAAACGAAATTCCGCTGGATTACCTACTACTTTAACATCAAGATAACGCCACATATGCCTAGCATTATCAATCCAATCTCTTAGATCAGTATAGTTTCTTCTAATGACGAGCCCCCGATATAATGGATTTTCAATATAATGTGGTTCAACCATCCAAGCAGTCATAGCAGTAGATTTACCGCCCCCTCTTGCACCACCATAAAGAATTTCCTTCTCGGATCTGGTAAGTGCCTCTGTTTGTGGGCCCGGATGAGGCTCAAATACAATGTTTTGCATATGATACTATAGTAACACTTTTTCCAATACTAAGTAAGGCTAAAGTGGAGTTAAAAGTTTGTCAGTGTAAAATGAGTAGCTCACACGGAGTGTGAGCACCATGCCTCGGGGGGTGACCGACACCGATAAATTATAGCACAGATGTGAGATCCTCGGTAAAAGGGCACAGATCTGGCACGTTCTCGAGGAGAACCGAGGACAACCGCAGTCCACAATAGACAATCTGTCTGGATCTGGCTCTGGATCTGGCAAAAGTAGAGCACTAACTGTGGTGGTCTGGACTTACTTATCGACACGCTACCGGTCAATGATCGCCTACCTCTACCGAAGATCTCTGGTCGCTTGCTACGATCGTATATATAAATATGTTGCATTTGTTACATTTGTATCATTACCTTCTCACAGTTATTGACAATTAGATCATCGGTTTTGAGGGCTTACGGCTCTCGGATTTCACACGATAGCGACTCACGGTAATCAGCCCGGAAATCCAGAATCAATTACCCCAAGACCAGATGTAGCCAGATCAGTCGTTGACACGGCAAATAACTATACCAGATATGATCGGAACCCAAAATGTTAGCCCCGAGCAATACTCGAATTTGCAACCGGTTGACTAAGCAGATGACTATGTGATCTTAGATCGTCATCAAGACAGACCCAGATAACACCCAGATAATTCAGAAACTATAGTTCAAGTAAGGAATTCAGATTGATCGAATTTGATCCGCAAGGATCATCTTATTTATCTTTCTTTCTTTACCGCTATGCGGTGGAGCGGACATGGTTCCGGTGTACTTGATTTTAGTCCCGGTAACTAAATCCCACCGCAAAATTTTAATAACAAAAGAAAAGGATAATACAATGAAACGTATAATAAAAGAGCTCAGTGCTTTTGCAGATCAAACAGAAAAAGGACACGATGTATCGATAGCAGTTTTTTATGATAGTGAATATAAAGAATATCAAGTCGAATCATGGAATCCAAGAACATGGAATGAAAAACCAAGGGGTAATATCTACTACACTGATTGCAAAGAAGATGCACTTGAAACCGCCAATTTTATACTAAAGCGCGGTATCTAACATAAAGTCCCAGATCATACGGTCTGGGCAAGATTTAAATAACAATCAAAAGAAAGGATAATACAATGCAATTAAAGAACAAAACCGCATATGGTTATAAGCTCAAAAAAATGAATGATAACACGTATCAATTGAGACGTAGAGTTATCAATATTATTTATGAGCTAAATAACTTCTTAAAAGCTAAAAAATGTGAGAGACTTCCAAGGATTGAAGTAAGGATCATAGAGGAGCATAAATGTGATCGTAGAATTGGTGGCTATGCCTACATCGGTAAAAACATCATCCACATTCCAGAGCGATCAGTTCATTTAAGTTATCAAACACTACTTCGTATTGTAATACATGAAGTGTTGCACGGTCTCGGATTTGAGCATGATAATAACTGTCATATTATGCATCCCGGATGGTCGGAGTTAGTTAAAAATAATCTCCAGACTGAGAAGTTGTTTGCTACGTTTTTAACGTACATCAACAAATAAAAAAGTCCCCAGATCATATGGTCTGGGGCAAGATTTTAACAATCAAAAGAAAGGATAATACAATGAAACAAAAAATAAACCTTAAATGGTATATAAATAGATTGGAATATGTAGCTCGTACACACAAAGCATTGAATAATGATGAAAATTTTAAATCGGTTATGAAAGATTTAAAAATATTGAATAATTATAATGTATTTAGGAGCAAAT